AACATGCTCTTTGAGCGTGATGATGTAGTGCGCACTATTAGGGAGCGGCTAAGGGAGATTAACCCTGAAGAAAAGCCAATTAGGATGCACAAGCGGCCTTAGCGCCTCTTCTTCTTCTCTACTAAAGACCAAGCCTGAGCAGCTCCGTAAAGAATGGCACCGCCTACTACAGGTTCAGCAGCAGAGGCTAGGTTTAAGGCATCGCTCTCAGCTACGCCAAGGGTAACTAAAGAGCCAGCAGCTAGCGTGAGCAGATGACGGATGATTGAGGCCAAAAAGAACGGCATAAAGCACCTTCAAATATAGAGTTATCGTATTTACAGTCTCGCTTCCTGGGGTCTACAAACTCGCCACGGATACAATTCATCCAGGGCTCCCAATAATATCTTAAATCACAGTGAGCATATTTTGCCATCCATTTTCTTGCGTTTATCAAGCTGCCATCGTACCCGTCTAGGTCTACTATACACGGCCTAGATAGAATGGGGTTAAGTCCGTGCTTCTCACACACCATTCCTGGTAGGCATTTGCGTCGGTAAGGATTATCAACAAGGTTACAACTAGGCACACTATCAGATACCAAAGCAGATAATATCTTTCTAGCAGGCTCATATAAGTCACACTCCAAACACGGGCTAACATAACAAGTAACATTACGCCCTTCTAATCGCTGCTTAAATTGCTCTAAAATGACATTAAACCGTTTTCTTAGCCTACTCTTAGGGTTTTTAGCTGCCCTACTAGCTGATGCAGCAGTGTATCCCCAGAGCGCCTCATAACGTCCGCAACGCTTGTTTCTCATGCATGGGCTCTGTATCAGGTGCGCTCTTATAATCTTTGGTCTAGGGTCGTCTAAGAGGGTATTTAAGCATTTACAGCTCGTGCCAAAGGTGTTCTCTAGGTAACTAACAACTAGAGTTTCCTGCTCTCTATAGAGTCTTTTTACGCCGGCACAGTTAAAATCCTTATGGCATAACGCTAGCAAACTAGGTGCTGCCCATGCCTTCACTGATAGCAGGAGCACTAGCACAACTAGTGCCACTCTCATCTGTCTAGTGCCTTATCTAGCTTAGCATCAATCTTATCCAAACGACCCTTAATGTAAGCTAGCTCTGTCTGGATTACTTGCACCTCAGCGGTTACGGTGTACTTATGCGTCTCTAGCTCGTGTAAACTATTCTTAACCGCTTTATAGTCTAGGCCAATAATGGATATCAACACACCGATAGCGGCTTTAATGATAATATCCAGCCAATATTTAAGCTCTGTAATATCCCCTGACATTAGTGGACTCGGCCTCCTCCGTAAGCATCAATAACAATCAATTCTGCTTCGGGAGTACCCGCCATTAGGTCCTTAAATCGATTAAACGCTGACCTACTAGCTAAGATAGCCGATTCGTCTCCAATTCTACCAAATTGCATCCCAAGTAGAATACACCCATTTGTGTCCTTATGGGTATTCCCAGCATGAAATAGGATATGGTCACGCTCTGGCACGTCTATAACCTGCCAGGTCTGACCAAACTTAGGGCTATTCCTTGGCCTAACCTTATACCTACCAACGGGAATGCAGCTAATCATCCTCTCATTGTCTCGCCAGGCATCCTCTAACGTGACAAACTCAGGCATGTCATTAACGCAAAGCACGCCTAATGTTGCCCCGTTATACTCGGATATTCTGACAAGGCGTAGTTTCATTTTGGTGGCTCAGGGAAGATTACTAATTTAGGGTCAGTTACGCCTTTAAGCATATCACGAAGCTCTTGGCGGTATGCTGCCCACGCATCCTTATTAGAGATAGTAACATCTGCTAATTGCGTCCAATCTGAAGCTTCTAGCTGACGATTGCGCCAAGCCTTAATGCAAGATCTAATCGTTTCATCTGATATTGGTTCTTGCTTAAGCAATGGATTAATAGTTTCTTCCCAAGTCATAATTACACACCTTGATAAATTATTGTCCAACCTAATCGGGAGTCTGTATTTGTTCCCCACGCTGTCAGACTAAAATCTCTTAAATTCCCAATATTAGTTGCGCTATTATTATAAGAATTTGCTATATAGCCAACTCCAGCGACGGCACTTATTGAGGGCCAACTTAAAAATCCCGCAGAAGGAGATTGTAAATTTACTGGCAATCCAGTAACTTCTAAGAACGATCCTCCAGCGTTAGTGTCAAAACGAGCATATAAAATTAAAGTAACTACTTTGCCTAATTTTCTATATTTTGCCACTGGGAACGTAGCATTACTAACAGTTCCAGAGCTTAAGGCTAAAACTGGAGACCAATTTTGCCAACCGCCAGGGTCGTTTGTAATTATAAATGCGGTTCCATTATAAACCACCTCCATAATTGCCCCAGCAATCCAATTTCCTGCTGAAGGATTTGCGCCTTCTTGGTCCAAAATAGACTTAGCTCCTAATGAATTAATATTAAGAGTATGCGCTGCAGCTGCCGCTGTTGTAGAGCCTAACCCAGCTCCTATTTTCATCCTAAACTTTTGCCCAGCTTTATAAGCTGCAAGAGCAGGGGAGGCACTAGCAGTCTGAGCTGTAGCAGTTCCACTTGTAGTTCCTAGCCAGATAAAATCTCCGTCTTGTACTTGCGCCACTTGAGGAGCATCACTCCTAAGAGTCGCAGCAGCTATGTTTGTAGCCTTAAACCCACCAAGGTTAGCATCGCCAGTAAAAGCATTAGAGCCATCCTTGTTGATGCACTGATTGATGCCAGTCGCTAAATCATTGTCCTGAGCATCATGCAATCCAGGCTCTATACCTGTTCCTAGATTGGCATCATCCTGCCATTCTGTAGCTCCATTTGCTCTTGTAAATTGCCCTCCAGCCCAAGCCATAAGTCTCCTATGCCACTAAATTAGTTACCTTTGATACATACTGCCTAGTTTCTTTAGGCACCCTTACTTCATTAAGAATGTTAGGCCAAGTTACCCTCTTGCCAGCAGCTCTAACCTTTCTAATAGCCCTATCAATATTACCTGGCCCCCAGTTATACGCAGCTAGCGCAATCTCTTGGCTATCATACTTATTTAACATTCGCTGCAAATATCTGCTACCACCTTCTACGTTCTGTTCAGGATTCTTAGGGTTTACGCCTAACTCTTTAGCTGTAGCAGGCATAAGCTGCATCAAACCTGTAGCTCCTTTAGGGCTAACAGCTTCTTGCTTGCCGCCTGACTCTACTTTCATTACAGCCTTAACAAGGCTAGCTGGCGCATACTCTTCACCCGTAGGGATGCTGATGTTTTGCTTGCCTATTTTAACTGATTCTTTTGGCTCAATCTCTTGCGTCATTTGCTGCAAAGATTTTAGCTCAGCTTGAAGCTCAACTAATTCTGGATCTGATTCTATTATTGCAGTAGAAGTAGCTTCTGGCTTAATGGGTTCTGGTACCGAAGGCTCTACAGCAGATTCTTGAGCTACTTTAGAAGAAATATATCCAGAGCGTAATAGTTTTTCTTTGGTTGCTTCTGGAATTATTTTAAATTCTTCTGGTGTTATTTTCGCAAGAGCTTGAGGGTTTGTTTTTAACAATCTTTCATAAGCCATGTTTGCTGGCTCAGCTATTTTGGGATTTAAAATAGCTAATTGATCGCCGCCAAAAGCCTGTCTAAAATCATCGCGTTTATAAAATTGATCTTTTAATGTTTCGTAAATTTTGCGATCTATTTTGCTAGTTTTTTCAGACCAAATTGAAGCATTGTTTTTCTTTTCTACTTTAGCTGCGTAACTATCTGCGGCTTTTTTAAAAGCGTTTTTTACCCAATTTGTTTCATCTATAATGTTTATTGCATCAATTCCGGCATCTACTAATTTTTGTTTAAACGCCAATTTTTCTTTTAATACGTTTTTAGCACTTTTAGATGTAATAATTTTTCCTGCTTTAGTTTCTGCATGGGCGGTCATTCCAGGCTCGTAAAATAATCCGTTAGTAATTTCGCCTGGTTGTAAATTTAATTTTTTTTCTAATCGGTCTAAATCTTTAAAAGATTTAATGTTTACTATTTTAGCTTCTGGTTTTAAATAAACCGGAACTTGTTTATTTAATTCCCACATTCTACCTTCTGCTGTTTTTTCTGGATCAAACCACCAAGTATTTCGTTTGGCTGCATAAATAGTACCTGGCCCCAACACTGAATATCTTACAGTTTTTGGTATAAAACCGCCGTAACCCTCAATGGCTTTTATTCCAGCCTCATCTGTTCCATGGACAAACGGCTGCGCTGCGGCAAATTCTTCTTTGCTCATTAAAGACGTGGCTGCCTTAGCTACGTCCTCTGTTGTTGCATTTGGAGATAATGCTTTTCCTATTTTAGTTAAAGATTTACCAACAAGGTTTTGCCCTTTAGGGGTAGACAAAGCTCGTAAGGTAAGAGCACCTAAAACGCCCGCACTAACATTACCGGCAGCGGTACCAAGAATAGCCCCACCTGCAAGCCCTGCTCCACCAGTAGTGTTAAGCAACTGCTGTACTTTGCCGATGTCATAATCAGCGCCAGTAGCCTTAAAGCCTCTTTCAATAATAGGACTAACTACAATCAAGTCCTGTTTTTGCTTGTTCAGGTCTTTTACTTCAGGCGCATACTTTTCAATATGCCCTTTCATATCCCTGTAAAGACTACGCCAAAACCCAGGGTCAGATTGAGGGGAATTTTTCCAATTCTCACCAATAATCTTTTTCTGCTGATTCAAGTATACAAGACTTCCCTTGCCCTCTCGACGCAAAGCATCTTGCAAGCTAATAACTTCGTTTAGGTATTTATCAACATCGTTAGCCGCTATGTTTTTAGAAACATACTCAAGCGTTTTATCAAACGAAGGTGAAGGAACTGGCCCTACTTTAGCTTCTGTTCCTTTTAGAACAGATTGAATTGAATCTTCTGCTGCTTCCTTAGCGGCTTGTAGCTTTGGATACATAGACTCAGGATCTATGCTTTTACCAAGAGTGCCTTTCTCAATAAGATTATCAAAGCTCTTTTTAAGTTGAGTTGTAGTATCGCCTTCTACTGTTTCAATAATAGCGTTTTTAGCAAGCTTGTAATCAGAAGCCCTTGCGCCCCTAGCCTTACGCTGTAAGCCCATACCAACATCTTCTAGCGATGGGGCAATAGCCGATGCAACCTTTGCAGCTCCGCTAACGACAGCAGGAGCAGCCAGCGCTCCTACTAATCCAGCATAAGGCGACTCTGGCATAGCTTTTTGAGCTGCTTCGCTACCAAGGTATGCAGCTAATCCTGTACCAGCTTGGCTAAGTAGCTTAGCTTTCGATAATGGCGAAGGAGTTAAAAAGCTTACAGCCTCCTGCATAGCCGTATCTGGTCTAACACCAAGAGTAGGCGCTGCGGCTTCTGCTCCTGCGCTAAGTAGTTTGCTTAATCCAAAAGTCTCTACAGGAGCGCCTGCGTACTCTAGCCCCTTTACTACAGGGTATGACAATACATCAGCTAATCCAGCACCAGCTTTAGCAACGCCAGTAGGAATATCAAATGCAAGCTGACGCAATCCATAACCAGTAGGTTCTGTTGCCGTAGGCGCTACAGCAGATTCGTTTATTGCACTTTGTAATGCAGCAAGTTCAGCTTGTAATGCTTGCAACTCTGGATCCATTACTTGCGCCCTAATTTAGCTTTTATCTCTGCAATTTGTCGACGAAGTTCTTCCTTTTGAGCTTCTACGTCAGACCCAGCACCTTGAGCCATTTCACTAATAGCACTAACTCCAGCCATGCCACCTTTTTCAGCCATCCAAGACTGCCAATCTTGCCTTTGTGGGTTAAAGGTTCCAGCAGGGAATACTTGCTCACTCTTGTACTGTCTCCAAGCAGCATCAGCGCCTATTGAGCTACCTTTTTGAGTTACAAAGGTTTCTAAAAAGTCAGCGTAATCCTGTTCTAGTTGCGCTATTGTTTCCATGCCAGCAATAAGTCTAGCGTTTTCGGTTGGAGTATTTGAAGAGCTAGGCCCAGCCCCCATAAGTAATCTTGTTTCAAAATCTGATACCGCACCAGGAGAGCGCAAGATTTGCACCATTCTAGGTCTTACACTATTAAGAATGGCTTGATAATCTCTTTGCTCTTGCTCTGATGGACTTATAACAGCAAAGGCTTTAGAAGCTAACTCTCTTGGCCCACCAAGTAATCCACCCGTCATGCCAGCCCCTTCCATTCCCGCTCTAGCTGTAGCGGCAATTTCTTCTAGGTTTACGCCCCTTGAGCGTGATGTTTCTATTTTCTTTTGTGCTTCTTTAGTTGCTGCGGTATCGGGTCTAAGATTTTTTTCAGCGTATTCCGATGCTTGTCCTGGAGTCATCCCTAAAGTAATTCCACGAGCAATTAGCGCATCTCGTTTGGATTGCATTTCCGTAGCGCCTGGCATTGGAGCTCCTTCTGCACCAGCAGTGCTAACAGAGCCACTAGGAATTAATGCTTGGATAAGTTTGCGCTTTGCATCTGCTTCTCTAGTAGCTTTTGCCGCTGCCACTTGTTCAGCTAATGGACTAATTTCAAATTCTGCTGCACTAGTTAAATCGGCTAACTTTTCAGCTTGCTTTAATTTTCTTTGAGTCTCTTGTTGAGTTAATGCAGTAGCTAACGTAGAAAGCCTAGACTGATACATTGGGTCAGATACGCCGCCAATAAAATCAGTGCGAGCTTGTGGTGTGGAAAGCCCCTGCATACTGTTTGCTAGGGTGTTAAGCTCTAGCGTACTTCTAGCGGCTTCCTGCCTAGCCTGATAGCCTAATAACGATTGAAGCAGTATTGAGCCTAAGCCTATACCGACGGCTTGCCCTGTTGAGCCATAAGGGTTAATTAGGGTAGGAGCTACCTGGCCCAATGTTTGTGCAGCAATACCGTACCCAGTATCAGCACCAGTGTAGTTTAAGCCTTGTAATGCCTCTTCTAATGTTGCCATGTTATCTCACCGCCCAATTAGTTACCCCTTGAGTTGCTCCAGTGACTATGCCTTGGCCTACGTTGGCAAAAGGATTTTGCTGTGGCTGCTGATTGTATCCCCTTGAAAGCTGTTCTGCCTGTAGCCTTTCATACAAGTTTGGCCCTTGTGGTCCTCCACCTCCACCTCGAGACATTCTTGCTATCTGCAACCTATTTTGTCTTTCAAGCTCAGCCTGTTTGGCTTCCCAACCCTGCTGCTGTTGTAGTTGTTGATTTTGATACTGAGCACCTACACCTGTCATATATGGCGGTAACAATGCTCCAAACTGCTCGTAAGGTCGCATAGCTAGGGTATCAGCCTGAGTAAATTGCTGTTGCTGTATGCCATAAGCTGCCTGCTCTGCTGCGCTCATAGCCTCTTGCCTAGCTAAGTCCTGACGCTGATTTAACTGCTTGTATAATCCTTGCGCTGCTTCTGAGTTAGGGTCTAGGCCACGCTCTGCAATCTGTCGCTGTACGTCTACCTGCTGACGACCAAACTCTTCAGCATTACGGCGCTCAAACTGTTGCATTACGTTCTGCCTAGAGCGCTCCATTTCTTGCTCAAAGTTAGGCTGATACTGCTCGCCTCGGAACCTGTTAATCATATCTTGGTACGCCGCCCCAGCTCCAAGAAAGCCTTCCTCAGTAACCGATTCGGGGGTAGGCGCTGCCGGAGCTGCTGGCCCTCTTTGTCCAGGCATTCTAACCTGTCCACCAGATGTTTTCGCTAAGTACTCATTAGCAGCTTTTCTGCCTTTGTTTTGCAATACCCGCTGATAGCGCTCTTTTTGCTGAGCGTTTAACCCCTCAAAAGCTGCTCTGTTTTCCTCGTACTTGAATTTAGTCTCAGTCGGCGTAGAAGTGCCTGGCTTAGCTCCCTTTGTCGGAGTTGTAGTCTTTTTTGGATCTCTTGTGGTTGCGCCTTTTCTAGCCATACTTATACCTGTCCCCCTATATCATAACGTATCTCAAACCCAAGAATTTGCATACTTGTATTCTTAATCGAACCACCAAATCTTACAGCGGCACAATGCCCTTGGCCTTTAACTGCAAACCTGTCAAAAACATATTCTATATCTGACGACCAAGGGCTTCCCCAAGGACTTCCCCAAGGGGTGAAGTTTCCTGGAAGCGTAGTTACGGAAGACACTGTTGGCTGTCTTCTAAAATCAGTATCTAACCCTAAGTTAAGAGTAACTCCTCTTCTTACTCGCATGATAGGTCTAATATCTTTGAATGCTTTGTAGTTGCTACGAGAGCCGTAGAAGCTAAATGCAGTACGACCGTTAAACAGAATTGATTGCCCTGCTGAAGCAATTACCGCATCTGCCTGACCAGTTTCGCCCTGCCAAATCTCCCCAATAGAAGAAGCGTAAAAAGGTAAATTCTTAAACGCTGCTGCAGCTAGCGCATGAGTATCACTGTAGAGTTCAAACACGGTCCAGCCTTTAGTGTCGATGCTGTAAACTAGAAACTTACAACCATTACCTGTAGTAGGGATGCTTAAGTAAACTCTGCGCCCTTGTGGCCAAAAGAAACCTGCCCATTGATGGTCAAATGGGGTAGATAAAGCGTACTGACTGATTAGCGGATTAACTCGCTGGCTAACAATGTTTAATGCGGCTTCAGGGTCAGATTGAAAAAGCCCAGATAAAGGTACTATGCCCTGCTCTGTAATTACCCAGATATCATTATTAACCCTAACAAAAGCTCTATAACCTAGCGGTCTGCCGATATAGTATCTTGCGACTATTCCCCAAGTTCCAGGGTCTCCGGCATAAGTTCCTGTGTAAAAGACTATCTCCCCTTCAGAGGTGCACGCCCAAAAATACTCTTGAGTAGCTAGATTGGCACTATTCGTAAAGCTACCGATACCAACCAAATAACCGCCTCTAGTGCAAACATATTGCAAATCGAAAGAAGTAAGAGCAGGAGTGCCACCTGTGCCAGTAACTTGTAATCCACCATACCAAACCTTAAGGGTATTAGCCTCTATAAAGTAGAGCCGCTCCTTGTGTGCAGTTACGTTAATTAGCGATGATTTAGCTACGCCAGTAAAGGTAACATCTGAGCAAGTAGTGCCGTCAAATACCTGTGCATTATTTACCCCGTTACATAGGTATAGCCTATTAGCGTAGGTTACAGTCTGCCAATCTCCGCTTGTTGGTAGGGTAGTTCCAGTAACATCTGTCACCGTACCTGATTCGGATATGGAATAAATTTTGTTATTGGTGCAAGCTACTAGCTGGCTAGTCCCATTAGCTAGGTGCAGTGTCGTAATTAGCTTAATAGCATTAACGGTGCCTATTGTTGCAAACCTGGTATAGCCATTTCTAATTGTAGGAGCTCCTGCCCCTGGAAATACGTTTGTAAGCTCCAAGGCGTATTGCGGCTCCATGTTATCAATGGGGCTCACCAAGTCCAGCCCCGCATAAGGGGGTGGCATTGTAAAACCTTGGAATGCCATTAGTTACCTTTTGTTGTATTGTGGCATGGCACTTAAGTCCATCTGCCGCAACTGATCGTTGTATTGCTGCATGGCCTGTTCTCTGCTGCCGTACATGCCAGGACTCAAACGGTACTGACCTCCCATGTTAGCTGATGGTTGTGGCATCTGAGGCATGCCATTCCACTGATACACTGGGAGCTCGCGATACATCTTATCCATTGGCATATTTGGTTGCCCAGGACCAAAACCAGGGACAAACCCTATTGGTGATTGTATCGAGCCAGGTGGATATCTCCTTACCATATCATCAACATTATTTAAGCCTCCTTGCCCTTGTCGAGTATATAACTCTATTGCTTGCCTTGCTTCTTCGGCTGGTACTTGCAAAGCCATGCCTGGAGGTTGTTGCATAGGTGCTTGTGGCTGCTGCATAGGCGCCTGTGGCTGTCGCTGTATTGGCCTGCCCTGCCCAGAAACGAGCCCCCCACTAGCACTGCGATATACGCCAGGGGATAGCCTTTCCATGGCTACTCTGTCAGGGCTTATCTTACCCTTAGCTTGCTCATTGCCTGTAGTAACTGGCTGAGTTCTAACTCGTGGGTCCTTGTTTAATGCTGTTTTTCTGTTTTGCATAATTATTTTGATTTAGATGGTTGTTTGTAAGCTTGTTCTAGTGCCTGTCGCATAGAAGTACCACGCACTAATTTACCTTTATCATCTCTATATAAGCCTGCTGACTGTCTTGCAACTTCTCCCTTGGCAGCTCTAGGAACTATAGCTGGAGCGGCAGGAGCTCCTCCCCCTGTTAAGGTTTGCGCTGAACCCATTAGTCTTCCGTATTCGCCCTGGTTAATTCTATTGTCTTGTAAAGCTTCATCTAGCTTTGTTTTAATTAAATCGTAAGTTATCCCCTGCTGCTTAGCAAAGTGCTGCATATTGGCAAGTGCTGTGTTTGGATCGTCTTTAGCATTTGAAAGTGCTCCTTTAACGTAAAGCCTACCTAAAGAGCGAGCTTTATCGCCAACAAAACCATAGCCCGCAGTTAACGCATCGCCTAACTCTTGTGTTTGATTAAAAGCTGTTGGATTTTCAGATGCTAGCTTATTCATAAACTTAGTGTTTATTTTGCTGCCATCCTGACCAAAATCTGTCTTACTTCCATCAGCTAACGTGCCTTGAAAGTTTTCGTCTAAAATACCTTGTTTTTGCAACACTCCACGCACCGCATCGCGCTGCATTTGCCCTTTGCCTTTTGAGCTTCCAGTAAGAGAGCCAACAGCACCAGCAACGGCTCCAACAGCTGCGCCTATTCCTGCGCCGATTAATGTTCCACCAGGACCAAATAAAGTCCCTATCCCCGCTCCTAATCCTGCTCCAGCAGTAGTTCCTCCTAAAACACCAGTACGAGTTCTTTTTGCTCCTGATGCCATATCGCCTAGTGCTTCCGCAGTTTTATATCCTTGATAAGCACCAGCAACAATATTTAATCCTGGAATAACATAAGCTCCTGTAGTTCCAGCTGCTGCACCTGTTGCTACTGCACCAGTTGATGCTGCAAGGTTGCCAGCTCCAGCAAGTCCACTAATAGCAGCACCAGCCTCATCTCCTGATTTGTATGATTGATACGCTCCATACATTTGAGCGAGAGATAAACCACCTTGAGCTACTTGCCCCCAATTTACATTGCTCCAAAATCCAGGGTCATTAAGTGACTCTGTTGGAACTTGTTGCGGTCCTCCTGGTGTTTGCACCGTAGACATCCCGCCATCGGATTTAATTACTTGTGGCGTAGCAGTTGAAGCAGTATCCGCACCAGCATTCCAAGAAGTTTGAGTTGCTGGGGTAAGGTTTGTGTTTAATTGCGCTACTACTTCTTTTGGAGCTTCAGTGCCAGTTAATTTATCAATCCATTTACCCGCATTGTTAATTACATATTTACTAGCAAGGGCTCCAGCTATTAACCCTCCAGCCTGAGCAAGTCCTGCTTGTTGCTTTTGTTTGGCTGCATCTGCTGCTTGTTCTTCTGGTGATTTAGGCTTTCCAAAAATAGAGGTGGTTTGGTCGTATGCTACCTGCGGAGGAAAGCCGTTGCTTGTTAACCAAGCGTAATAAGCATCTGGCCTACTTCTTGCAAACTCTGGCGCTTCAGGGTGAAAGTTTTGTGCGTTAGGTTGCATTAAATCCATCCTCCAAAAGTAACTGTACCGTTGCGTCCAAACTGAGTAGGCCGTGTAATCCCTCCAGCAAACAATACTTTGCCGCCCTTGGTGCGCCCAAACTCTTCGTGTAGTTGTGTATCAAACTGTGGCCTTACCCCTTCTAGGCCGTGTATTTGAGCGAACCGCTCTAATATTCCCTGCTCTACTAGCTTCTCTTGGAATATGCTTGTATCAGTATCAGCAAGAAACTCGCTGTAAGCACCATCATAATAAGTCCAAGTTACACCGCCATCAGATACGCTCCCTGTAGTATGAGTTGGAGGAGTAGCGCCTGTAGTCCCGCCTGCTGTAGTGCGGTAATAATTGCCGTTGTAAAAGCAGTAGGTATTAGCGGCAAACAGTGTGCTCGTAGTCCATGTTTTAGGGACTACTGAGCGGTCTGCAATATACTCAAAGATAATTATTTGCCCATTAGTCCCAGCATCAGGGGTAGGGCTAATAAACAATTCCTGGTTGGATAATCCCCGTATTTGAAACCGCTGATATACTCTAGGTAGTACGCCGTAGCCCCTAATCTCTGCAAAGTCCTGCTCTGACATTGGCCCAAGGACTCGCCATCTGGTGCTTTGATTCCAAAAGGTATCGTACTGATATTGAGAAAAAGCAGCTGGCAGCGGATAAGTTGCCTGACCCGCTACCAGCGTAATCGACCCCGCAGCAAAACATTTAGGCCAGGGGTAGGCTTCAAAAATGTCTCGATTGATACGCTGTGCAATAGCTAGTAGCTGCTTTGTAGTAGTTTCTGTAGAAGTAAGTATGTTTGACTCTACCGTATAACCAGCTTCATTAGCTACGTTGCGTATCATCGAGGCTATTGTCATATCCTTTTAGGCCTCCCCCTTAGTCTAGGACGTGCTACCACCTCATCCTCGTCTAGATCGTCTTGGATCACCTCCTCTTCATCAATAGCGGTTGACTTCCGTTCTGAACGAAGATCGGTGCCCTCATTGGCTTCAATACGCTGCATTAAAAGCTCTACTCTTTCCTCGAGCTTAGCGTATTTCTCTCTGTAATTATCTAACTGAACACGGAGTTTAGCTACACTATTCTGGTCTGAATTAGCAGCATCTAAATACTCCTTAGCCATTTTGATAAACTTGCTTAAAGTGCCTAGCTTTCTGCGAGCCTCATCTGAAGCGTTAGCTACCTGCTCTACGGTCTTAAATCCAAGGTACTGAAACTCACGCATAGCGGAGCCAGGCATCATAGGCCATTCTGAAAGAGGGGTGCCGTCAGTTACAGGCTCTGAACCTGCCTTGAAAGCTGCATACTTTTCTGGATAATCCTGAATATCCTGTGGCTCTATACGTCTAACCGTAGTGTCGCCGCCTGGTATCTGAATGCTTATTGAAGGTATCTCGTCAAATATTGGACGACCCTCTTTTAGCGATTTCTCCTCATTTTCGTTGTAAGCATTAAAGAATTGTACATTTAAGCCAGCGTATCTTTTCTTCTGCTGGCCCCTTGCCATTATTTCGCTCCAATCCACTTGTGGCATAACTTGTCTCCGTAAATAGGCTTTATTGCCTACTTAAGTTATAGCACTAGCCTTCAATGACGACCACTGTATTTATCGGCGCACCAGAGGTCTGATAGGCTGTAATAGCTCCACTTGGCACAAATCCGTTATTAAAAATAAGCCTATTACCATTATCGTTGTTGGTAAGATTTACGCATATATTAGTAGAAGTTGGTGCAATTCCAGTTAAAGTTTGACCATCTAAACCAATACCAACATGCGCTGCGGATGCGTTTTGAATAAGTAAAAACTTGCGGAATGGATTAGCAGCTAGAATAGTAGTGCTAGTTGCTGTTTGAATAGTAGGGGTAGTTGTAACTGCTTTTCCAGCGTAACAGGTCATAAATCACCTATAAAAATAGGGGGGATTGCTCCCCCCTTTTAAAAGACTAAGTAGCCTTAGTAAACTTTAGGTAAAAGTAAGAGGTCCCGTTTGATACTACTACATAGCAGTTAGTATCGGCATCGTTATCCTTAACTATACCTACAAACCCAGTGCCTACAGTAGCTGGCGCACCAAAAGAGGTGGTTAGCTCTGCTGCGGTTGGGGTTGTATCGTTTACGTTGTTGATAGCCATTATGGTACGAACACCAGCAGCGGTGGCATTTACTACGGCAGGTTGTACCCCGTCGCATATCTGCACTGCATGCTCAGGTGGCATACCAAGTCCAATAAGATTAGTAACTGTTGGCATAAACCCTCACAAAATTAGGAGGGGGTATTGCTACCCCCTCCAGTTAATTAGTTCACCTTTAAGTGACCTACGGCAAACAGCTCTACGGCTGCTGCTGGAGTTGTGCTTGCAACACCTACAACATAAGAAATCTTAGTTGTAGAAGCATCGTCAGCCACACCAGCGGTTGCGGTAGTTTGGAGGTTATTCTTGGCAACGTAGTTTGCAGCTACCTTACCCTTAATTCCCTTACCAGCTCCACCAGCGGACAATCCACCAACCCATACCCAAAGGTACTCATTATCAGCAGCGGCTACCTGAGCTACGCCAATAAGAAGTCCCTGAGAGCCAGCGTTTGTAGTTGTTAGCATAGCAGCCTGACCATCAGCCTCGATTTTTACGAAAGCGTACTGGTCAATAGCTCCATCAGCCTGAACAAATACAAAGTCACCTTCTGGGAGAGAGCCTACAGTTCCAACGGTCGCAGGAAGCGAGCCAGTAAAACCATAAGCATCTAAGCCCTGGAATGCCTTCTTATAATTAACACCAAATGATCCTACCTGTGACATATTCCAATCCTCCTATTAAGCGTAAATTACACCCTGGAGAGCCGGAGCAGAGCAGCATAGGTTTCCTTCAACCAAGATTATGGTGAAGAAAGCATCCTGATCCACTGGACGATCCATAGTTGGTGCTAATGGTTTGAAATCAGCTCCACGAACCATGTCAAAAGTCCAATACTTAGTATTGAGCAATCGGCATGAATTAGTCTCTAGAACTGAAGAGTTAAACCCTCCGTCAAACACAAAGTCGCACCCGTCATAGCTAAGAACACGGAATCCAGCCTCAGCCTTCTTGGTAGGCAGCTGAATACGCTGAATTGCGGTCATTGAGCTATGGAGGAGCTTCCATGCAGTGCGGTCCATAAGTCCAAGGTCTGGCATCTCAGAACCACGAGTTAGGCGGCTGATGACATCAGTTATGGTCTCCTGAACATTTGCTGCTGTGAGAGTTAGGTTTAGTGCGTAGTTTCTAGCGAAGCTGTTACTAGCCCTATCAATTCCACCATAAGTGCCGGAAGAAGGGGAGGTCGATACGGCCTTCTTAATGCCGTCAAACTCCATTCCACCAAAGCCAGTACCATCACCACGAAGGGAGGTTGATACTGTGTTCTTTAGGCGTTCGATTGCAGCTTCCATCTTAGCCTCTGCCAAGTCGAGAAGAGCTTGCTCATCTCTGTTGGCGCGCTTCTCGCGTCCGCTCATAGCTACGGGCTCGTAAGCCTGCTTAATCTTGAAACGGAATGCGGTTAGGTCATCTATGGATGCTAGGTCTAGTGACTGGTAGCCCTGATAAAAACCGCCTACTGCCACGTCATTGTACATAACAGGCTTACGCAGCTCATCGCCACCACCGATTTTCTTAATGCGCCCCTTGGACTCAAGAGTAGAAGTTACTGGGTTGTGATGGAGCACAACATCAGCAATTTCATCCGACTGATCCCAAAGGGTTGCAACGATTGACTCTTCTAAATTTGCCATTGTGTTACCCTTTATAAATTAGGATAACCCGTTAGCATTATTCGCCGTGAAAACGACGCCGCAGGTTATCCCCTAATGATTTGGAGTTTAGCCTGGGAGTCCCGCTACCGGCGGAGCCAGATATTGATTTGGCAGCTTGTTTAGCCTTCTGAACCACGGCCTGCTGCTGTTCGATTACCGGCTTTGCGGTCATTCTTTGAACGAGACCGGAAAAAGTCGGATTGCCGTTAACAACGTAGTTATATGCAGTCTCTAGTACCTGCTCAGGGGAGGAATACCGCCCTGTAGCATTTAGAGCCTGAACTACTGGAGCCATCTCAGCCTCTAATTGAGCAGCTGTTTCTGGGTCCCTGAATAACGGCTTGTTATTCATAAATGATGTTACAACCTGTTGGTTATAATAATCAACAGCCTTTTTTTGCTGTTCCGATTGTATTTTCTGATAACGCTCCTCTGCTATGCGCTCTGCCTCTTCCCTGGTTAGATATTGAGGGGCTTGTTGCTGCTGTGGTTGATAACCTTGCAAGTCTTCAAGGCGCACCCCATAGGAGTCTAGCCAGTCTAAAGCTGTAGCTACTGGGTCTTGCTGCATCGCCTTATCCCAGGCAATAGCTCGCTTAGTGACATCGGTTATGGATATGCCGTCTTTAGCATATTCATCCTCGTACTGTTTGATAGTTTCGTATAGTCCAGCAGTATGTTTTTTTAATTGCTCAACCTCTTGCATTTTGCGACTATAATCAGACCGTGTTTCATAAGCTCTACGGTTTAGATAGGATTGCAAGATATGAGCATTAGCCGCAGTTGGATTCAGAAACGCCTCTTTTTCCGCAGCATTCATATCAGCAGGAGGGGCCAGCGGAATAGGCGTCTCAACTTTCTCGACCGCTACGGGCTCGCTTTTGGTAGGCTCTGCTGTCTTGCTAGCCTTATCATCACTGCCGTTCTCGTCAGTAATGTTACTAAACTGTTGCTTCAGCGATTCTCTAATTGAAAGATTAGCTGGCTCACGATTTACTGTTACTTGTGTATCTTCTGGGGTTGATATTTCTTTATCTTCCATGTCTATACCTATCTATTATTTGGTTGGTTAGTTGTTTGGCTAGCCTGCGAGTGGATGCGCCAGATTCTTGATCTGGGATGTACCCTCTATCGTAAGCATCACCAACCTCAATAGCTCCAGCAGCTCTGTAAGCTGCTCTAAGCTTTGATTTACTGGTATAGATTTCTTTAGAATTTAATGGGTTTCGAGTAGGCTCCATCTCGTCTTGAATAAACAAATCCCTAGCGTATTTCTCTCGCTTAACTTCCTCTATTGGGACTACTTTGTCTTGTATTTTGCAGTATTGATATAGTTTGTTTTTCATTAGTCATCCTCCATCATTAGCACCATCATTAGCAATCTAATGCGCCGGAATCGTTCTTGACCTGCTATTTCCTGTCGCCTAACGGCATCTTCTGCTGCCCGTTTTGCTTCTAATGCTTCTTGCTGCCTGCCTAGTAATATCTGAGCGGCTAAGTATTCGTCTAATAGCTCCTCTTCTGTTTTGCGCTTTTTACGCCTTCTTTTAGAAAGAATATCAGAGGTATCAGTAACGGGATAGACCCATCCACCTGGTAGGCCATAAATGGCGTGTAGGTAGTTTTGAAACCCTGCATTAGTCACTGTTGATTCCTACTATAGGCTGCGCTTCTGAGTTAGTAGTAACCGTCCTAGTGCCTAGCACTGTAGTGTCATCTGACTTGGTTACTGTCAAAGTATTGGCACTAACCTGTGTATTGTGTACTCCTTGAGCTACCATTCCATACAAACTACGCAAAGACTCGTTACCTCCTACTGGGCTTGCTTCTACGTCTGCTGTAGTTCTTTTCATTACGGTATCAGCAAGATTTTGATTCCCTGCTGTTGATAAGCTACGAGAAGTATAACTCCAAACTTCTGCTGCCGTTGCGCCAGAACCGGAGGTGCTAACTACGGTTGAGTTTGCTGATTGGATTAGGAGGGCTTGGACTCCGGCTGAGTAGGCGATGGGGTCTCCGCTTGGTCCTCCGATAAGGTTGCCTCCGGCGATACGGGCGACGTAGTTGCCTGCTGGAAACTTAAGTTGCCACGTCCCCAAAAGCTCGACGGTGATACCGACTTGGACACCTGGACCAAGTTGGTCAAGGCCCGATCCTTTTCCGATTCTGTCATATAAAATCCCCTCTTCTGATGCTTGTGCTAATTTAATTGAGTCATAAAGCGTAGCGCAATCTATATCGACCACGCCAGCGTCTATGTCTATTAACGTAGTGTCAAAATTAAATGTAAATGGAGCTATATAGTAACTCATTAGATGTCACTCACTCTTGATGCGTTAATAGTAGTTGCAGGGGCCACGACCGATATAATTGAATCAAATGGTAGTATTGGTGTCGACCCTCCATTTCTAACATCCACTCTACAATCAAAAGTAGTATTAAAAAGTATTGTTACTGCTTCTGAAGTGCTAGTAGTTATTTTGTCAATAAACGGAACAAATACGTCATCCCCTGACACTATGTTTTCTATTAAAGCAGGAGAAAGTCCAGAGAATGTTTTAGTAGAGGTGTTTACACTAGAGTAGGTATATCTTGCGTTTTTAATGCGGATAACTCCGGATGATGGAGTTTCTGCTTTGATAGTTTCTGCTACAGTTATTGATGTGGCACCTAATGATGCTGCATTAGGGGTATACTCATCTTTAAGTATTTCTCCAGTTCCATCATCACGAGCGACTAAAACTCTATCGCCAGATACTAAATTGCCGACTGTAATGGTTGAGGTAACTGCTGGACTATAATAAGTGCCATCATCAGCTTGCATACGGGCAAAGCCTGGAATTTCATTACCGCCACCATCTACCACCCTAACGCCTTTGAGAGCAGCTCCAGCAGAGCCAAAGACCGTTCCTCTTGCTGTTTCGTAGCTTGTACCTACTGCTACCACCATGTCGTGATAAGCCATGTTGTGGCGTGTGCTATCAAAAGAAAATGAGTCTTGAGCTTGATTCCAGCTTAGCCAATTAGCTATCGTAGCCGCACTGGAGCCATCAGTAACAGTAATTGTAATTGACCATTGTTTACTATTCCAGGTTACTGGTGAAGCACCATGGTTGGTTATTGTAATTGATTTACTACCTGGGTTTGTATCTGGAATTGCATTATCAATTTGTGAAACAGGAATACTACCGCCTAACTCTTTTAAAGTAAAGCCAGATTCAATGGTATTGTAACCAGGCTTGCGAACTCGAAGTGTGGCTGATGTGTCTGAAAACCAATCACAAAATAAAGAAATTGGAGCTGTCTTTGAAGCCTGGTAAAGTAAAGCACCATCTGAGTTTCTGAAGATTGCTGCTCTGGTATCTGCAAGAGAACCTGTTATTGTGTATTCGGCTTCATTATCACCATATGACGTTGCCGCAATACTGGCTGTATCTGTGTTTGCAAAAACGTAAATTGAATTAAGTCTATTGTTAATATTGGCAGTATTACAAACCGCTCTAATTCTAAGTCTTACGCCTGAAGTTGAAATGCCAGTTTCACCAGAAAGATTGGCAGCCGTTAGTGCTTTAAAAGTTCCGCTAAAGCCTGTACCTTTGTCGATGTCATAAGTCAAAGTATGATTGGCTGCATTAGTAGCATTTACTGTTGGAGCTGTGTTTGCAAATGATGTAACGCCTTTAATGTAGTAGCTCCACGTCCAAGTGATTTGGTCATTAAGATTGACCATAGCAACAGAATTGCCATCACGCCTAAACGTTCCTACATCTTCTGTGAAAGCTATTTCAGAACGATAATCGTTTGGATCTTTTGGAGAACCACAAGCAAGTATTAAACGTATTGTAGTTGGAGCTGTATAACTGTTAAGTATTTCGCTAAAATGTCCACCTACGCCACTTAACCTTAATGTTCCACCTAGACCTCGCCTTGCGTAGCCTGGAACTTGTGTAAAAGTGTCAAATTGCCCTGTCCCCGATGTTACATAGCAAGAATTTAGCAAATAACTGTCTGAAGGTGCGATGTTTAAGGGATCGCCACCATTGTTTGCAATATAAATTTTTGAAGCACTAAATCGTTTTAAAACTGGAGCAAAGCCAGTCAATCTAAAATTTGTGCCACCCGTAAATGGTGAACCTGAAGTTCCTATATTTCTGATTCTTACATCGTAGCAATTTGACCAGCTACAGTTCCCATTTGGAGCGTCTATCCAAAATTGATAACCGTCCCAAAGAATATCAGAGCTATTCTGAATACCTATTTGCACTGAAGCAACATTTTGAGTAGCTGTATTGTTTCTACCAACAAAAGTCCAATTTTTTAAAGTAACTCCCGTACAGCCGTCTATAAGCCAGTTGTAGAAGTTGCCACCATGATTCCCTATTTTAGTATCTTGCACCAAAACATTAGTACAGCCTATAAGTTGAGCGCACCAAGTATTACTCTGTGGCCGCATAAAAAAGCCGCCATCTATTGTTACGTTGTTTGAAAGTCTAATGTTAAACGCAAACTCGCTAAACATTCCCCACATGTAACAATTTTTTATCGTTACTTTTTTGCAATTTTGCATCCAAAAATGAGCGGCATAAGAACCGCCATAACTTGAGTGCTGACAAGTTACGCAATCTTGATAATAAACTTCTTCACAAGCATTAGGCCCATCAGAACCAGTTCTTCCATTACCATCTGTATGACCGCAAAAACGAATATCGAATAACTTGCCACCACCAGCAAATCTATGCTGTCCATTGACGTGTGTCATTGTTGTAGAAGCGTTTAGGTTATTTGTGATAACCATTGTATAAACTGGGAACGCAGAAATTATATTAGCCGCATAGTTTGCGCTTGCCGCTATAGAAACATGAATATTAGGCACCCTAATCTTTGCACCACTAGGAGGAAGTCTCCCAGCATTAGCGCCGCAAAATGTAATAGTTCCTGTACTTGGATTTGATGTATAAACATTGTTTCTAGCGTCTGTGCCAAAGTTAGCGGCAACCAAACCAAAACTAGGACTACTTGTTCTTAAACTGCCTGCTCCAGTTACTACTACTAAAGCATTTGCTGTAAGCGTTAATTGTGTTGTTGATTGAATTGAAAGTACAAAACCTACAATCGTATCCCCAGTAAATAACGGAGAACCTACGGGAGTGTTAGTTGTGTTAAAAGTTGTTCCTGTGCCTGTTACGATTGCACTACCAGCAGTAGTGGTAATTGTCCCTGCTGGAGCTTGTGTTGTTGGTACATGTTGCCACCACTCATAAACACCGCTTCCTGCGCTAGTTTCAATCTGTAACGCTGGGCATAAATCCGCTACATAATATTTAATTTGCTGTCCAATGTTGCCGTTGGTAGTTCCTAGTTCAAACCAATCTCCAGTCCATGTAGTAGTTGAGAATCCTGAAACAGTAACGCCAGTACTTGCGTCTCGGCCTACGATATTTAGCCAGCCTCTTTGACCGCCAGTTGCACTATTAACAGTAGCAGTTGCACCGTTAGCAAAAGTTAAAACGTCATTGTCGTTTATAGTTCCAATCTTGCTTCTAAGCTTTACATAGCCAGTTGCAGGCATAGCAGTCCCAGCCGTGCTTGGTGATACGGCCAAGTCTGTAAAGATTCCTAAAAACTCTCCACGATTGACTCCGCCTACTGTTACATCTGCTGTTCCTTGGGTTCCTAGTGATGGAACGTTACCTGTTGAAGCGTCAAAAGGAACCCACCAAACTGTTGTACCGTCTACTACTAAATTACCATCGGAAATCGTTGTTATGCCTAATACAGCCGCTTGCTGCCCCCAACGACTATCGCTATTAATGGTTAAAGTGGCTCCAGTGTCAATAGTAATAGTGTCGCCATTTTCTAATGCTAAGCCTCTATAGACTGTGCCCGTAACTCCTGTTACAGTAGCCGCTGAATTTGCTCGTAATAAAAGCGTGGTTGTATTAGTGATTGAATTGATAATTCCTAAAAAAGTTGTACCGCTGTAAAGAGGAGCGCCTAGAGGAGTATTTGTAGTATTAAAAGTAGTGCCAACGCCTGTAACTGTAGTGTTTGCGGTAGATGCGCTAATAGTGCCAGCGAGCGCAGTTGCTACGGCATCGTCAAGGTTTCTGCTGGTTGATACGGTAATATTTGACATAGTTTATAACGGAACCACCACTATTGAATTGCCGTAAGATGAAAATGTTGTTCCAGTATCGTTGGTTACTGTAAAACTTGCAACGAACGAAGCTGCGATGTTGTTAAATTCAATTCGCTTTTCGCTTAGTGTTGCAGCAAGTTCTAATTCGTACGCTGTAATTCCATCACTAATCGATATCATGCCACCAGATGTAGGTTGAAACTCATTAAGAAGAATAATTATTCTAACATAATTAGAAGTGCCTACATTAGTAACAACAAAAAATGAAGATGTTGCAGCGTCGGCCAAACTATTTAATGGTGTGCCATCTATTTGATAAGTAGTTAAATCCGCTAATACGTCAATAGTTTCTAAAGCATTTTCTATTATGCTAGTTGTTGATTTGCCAATATTTGCAGCGGATAAAAATAATGTTTTTGCGCTATCTGTTAAATAAGTTAATAAATTAGCTGGTAAAATTGCATTTACATCAATGGCTGAGGAGCCTGCTGGTGGAGTTTGTGGAATAACTATTGGTGGTGGGGCTCCTACCATTGTTAATCCTCATCTTCTTCATCAGCATCATTTACTTCAATACCCGATAGGTTGCCCATCTCATCATTTATCATGCTGGCAACTCGCTTGCCTCGCTTTGGTATGATGTTGTTAATAACTACTGGTTGCTGAGTAGCGGTGCTAGTTTCTTTAGGAGTAGCTACTTGTTCCATTTGCAAGCGAACTCGCTCTAGTGCAGCATCAGATGCTAACCTGCGTTCTTCCATTAGCTTTTCCGATTCAGATAAGCGTATCCGCATGTTTTCAAGTTCTAATTTTTGTATCTCTAAGATATGCGCCATTTGGCTAGTTTCTTGCTTGATAAGGTTTTTATCAGCTTCAGTCTGAGCGGAAGACTGGACCTTTAGCATATCAACCTGCACGGCCTGTGCTTTGATTTGCATATCTTGCTGTTCTAAAGCTAGACGTTGCTGCTCTAAGTATTCTTTAAACTGCTGCTCTTGCACACGGAGCTGAGCTTCTAGCTGGTCACGCTGCATCTTAAGCTGCTGGTCTTGGTAGGCTAACTGATTCTTAACAGCTTTGTCCTGCATTTCCATCTGAGTAGCTTGCAGCCTAGCTTGCGACTCCACCTGAGCAATTTGCATCCTGCCTTGTATCTCAAGCGTCTTGGGGTCTGGTGGTGGCGGTTGTTTAGCGGCCTCTTCTTTTGCCTTGGCAATAGCTTCAATCTCTTTGAATGCCTTGCTGAATAGTCCATCAATCTCTTTCCCGCCCTTAAAGCGTTTAATAAAGTTTTGAAAGAGGGAGAGGCTAAATTGAGCTAGGGGAGGGTACTGTTCAATAAGTCCCTTCATCTGCTCAAAGAAGCCTCCAGCAGCTTGGATAAGCATAGTGCCTTCCTGCTGCTGTTGTGCTTGGTCTATTGCGACCATAGAGTCTGAAGCAATTTCAATGCGATAGTTACGTTTTGTACTATCTCTAAATATTGCAATAATCTGTTGCTTCATTTCGTCGATTAGTTGCAACGGGTCGGGCTGTGGGGGTGCCATTGGTGGCATACCTAACTCACCTGGTGGTACACCTTCTGGACTAGGAGGTGGCGGGGGAGGTGGTGGTATATAGATAGTTGGCTCTATAAGAGCGTCAGCATCTGCGGTCTCCATGATGCGTTCTGGGTCAAACTGCTCCGCAATAATCGTGCCAAGATGCATAATTGCATCAGAAATAAATTTGCTAAACATGTTTTGGCGTACGATTAGGCCAAGGCTGGACCATTGATTTTCTAGCCTATTAGCTGTAGCAGACTTGTACTGCTCTGAAGTGCCTCTTAATAGGTCAGATACTTTTAGAGTCTCGTAGAGCTGCTGTAAAGCGTTCTGCCTATTTTCTTGTAGCGTGTTTAGCACGTTTACAAACTGTTCTACGGGTAAGAATTCCATTCCACCTTGTAGTCCGCCCCTACCTTTGTTAGCGGTCCAGCCAGTAACACTAATACCTTTAAGATCATCCTGGAAGAGCTGCTCAAGGTAATCGCCCATTGCAGCATCGTAGAGAAAGTTAGGTCGTATTGCTTGAGTTAGGGCATGGATACGAGTTGTGAGACGTTCTACCTCTAGTATCTGGTCTTTAGCGTGAGCGTAGTCTGACGTTGGGACAATGCTTGTAGGGTCTTGAGTCTGACGAATAACAGCGCAAGGATAAAAGCCCTCAAATTTAATTGGTGGCTCTGTCTCTTCTATAATTTCGCCATCAAAGCCAAGCTGTAGCCAATATACTTTGTTAGTAGCCTCGCACCAGATTTCCCAAACCTCGGCCTTACCTTCTAGTTTGTTTCCGTCTTTGCTGGCCTCTCGCTTTCTAATTTCTGGGACGCTGTCATAGCTAAGTTTATCTGCTTTTTCTTCGCCAAATAGTGCCGTTGCTTGGTCCCTATCCAGGTAGGCTCTTTTAGCTTGCCATTCGATTTCTGACTCGTTTCTAGCATCTGAAGCACGGTAATCTGAGAATTGGACAACCTCAAGTATAGCTTTTTCGCTAACTTTACGCTCGACCTCAACAGACGATATAAAAATACCAGAGCTAGCCTCTTGCAAACTTTCCGTATCGCCATCATAAGGGCTACCATCCCCTTGAATAAAGTTACCGTTAGGGTCTCGAATGACCGCAATCTCTTGAAAAACCTTCTCAAATTTAGGCTCGTACCTAGCCCAAAGAACCGCTTGGCCTGTTAAAAGAAACTGTAATGCTGCATTGTAGCCGACCTTATCAAAGCTAAAATGGCAATCCATTGAATACTGAGTATTACGCTCGAGAATGACGCTACCTAGCTCATAAGGTAGCCCGCCAGCACGTTTACGGAGGTTTACCTCAGCTTTTGGCGTAGAGCTGTAATAGGCAGGTAGTAATGTGTTTATGCAGTACCACCACACGTTTAAGCGGCGTGGAGCATCTCGTAAGGTATCAACTTCCTTGTAGGCGTTAAATACCTTTATTGACTCATCTGCTGTTTTGATGAACTTTTCGTAGCGAGTATTAGCCTGATCTATCTGTTTTTTCCACCAAGTAGAGGAGTATTTCTTTATTAATGGCCTTGGTGTTTTTTGCTTCATATTTGCGGCCTTTTAGCTCGTGCTCGTATTTTAGATATATAACTTTGCAGCTTAATCATACCGGAATGTAACATCTGCTCCGGCTCCTCCCATTTAGAATCAATTAACCTTGCCTTACACAAATAGCGCAAAGCATCGACAGCGTGGTCGTTACCCCTAGTATCCAAATCTTCTGGTTTTTGTTTGTCTATACTCATGGATGGTAAGGTTTCCAGCAAGTAAGGGCAAGTGGCAAAAATATAGATTAGCGGTGGGCTGGCTACTAACCGTTGCCGTATCTGCGACCATCCGGAGATACGGTCGTTATCGGCTTGTCTAAAACTAGGATGCTTATACTTAACAAAAATAGAATTAAACTGGTCGTTAATAGTAGGACCACCTTGATTGTTAAAGATACTAGGGTCAGCAACTGAGATAGGGTTTTCATTTAGTGAAAGGGAAGCGATTCGTTCTGCTTGAGTAATGTTATCAACTCCTTTACCCCATAATTCTCGGTAGATGATGACTGATCCTTTAGGGTACGGTACTTCCTTACCATCATCAGTACGTCCAGAACTAACAGCACCCCAGATAGCAGCAAAAGGGCTGTGATAACCCCAATCATAGCCCAAATAACGAGGCCAATGCTTGGGAACATTAAAAGGACTAATGATATGTTTAGAGCTAAACTCAGGAAAGTAACTTCCTTCATGGATTTCAAAATCTCCCTCTAGCCAGGCCCGTACTAACTCAGGGCTACCGACCATGTGTAGGCGGTTAATATACTCAGGGTCTCTAGCTAACAGTATCTGATTATCCGTAACTCTACTAGGTATATAAATATAATCAAAGCTAGCGCCATTAGGGAGCTCTTTTTTAAGCAGCTTCATCCCTTTAGGTGCCGGCTTAATAAACAAAGCTTTTAACCAGCCATGCCCGATACCACCAGGGTTAAACGTAAGGATGATTTGACCGCCACCTTTGCCTCGTAGAGCTCCAAATAGCTTCCAGATAGGGGAAGGGTCAGCATAGTTACCCGCCTCCTCTATAGCGCAATCTGAGAGGTTCTGGCCCTGATACTTTTCAGCATCAGCATCATTAGCTAGAGGTCTAAAACGTAAGCGACCACCCGATAGGAAGGTAAACTGCTTTTTCTGGTCTTGCCAATGCGCTTTAAGGGGTAAGTAAATCTGCTTGGCACGTTCAATAAGGTCATCAGCCTGAGGCAATTCTTTACGAAAAAAGATAGCATTAAAATCAGCCCCTAACTGTTCCTGCTTAATTGCAAACTTACCTAATACGCCGTCAGTCTTACCTCCACCTCGTGCGCCGCCATAACCTACTAGCGTAATAGGGCAGTTTACCAAGGCTTCCTGAGGCCCCGATTGAGGCTGCCATACTACGTTTACGTCTAAGCTTTCCGACATTTAACACCAGGAGCAGCAGGCATAGGCATCCAAAAACTTACATTGTCAATCTCGTCAACACAGCCGCCATGATCAATAATCTCGTACCCTTCCCAATAAAATTCCGCAGTAAAAGGGTCAGCCTTAGTAAGCCAATTCTTTTTCAACCTGGCCGGCTGCACGCTCCATTCAAACTTACTTTTACTTTTCCCATAAACTAATACCTGAACATTAATGTCAGGTAAAAAGTCTTCTATATGATACCAATCTTGATTATTTACAGCATTTCCAGCCAGCCAAGCATCTTCTATTATCTTTTCTATAGTATTTTTAGGATTATAAAAACGAGTATGGTTATCGGCATACTCTTTGGCTAAAACATTAGGGTCTTTTTTAAGTGTCATATCTCATTTGCGTAAAATTATAGCGTTTTCTCCGTAAATCCTCTCTACCTTACATTTAGGGTTTTGGCAAACAAAATATTCATCAGATAGCCAAGGAAAAAAGCTGGTGTAAGGCATATCAACCCCAACCTTTTCCGTACTTAAATGCTCACATTTAGGACACCTCATAACCTCTGGCCCTGACTCATCTTTGAAGGAGTGTTCTATCCCCATATCCTTAAATATTCCTTTTCCGTTATACGATAATTAACAACTCTAAACCTGCGCTCACAAAAACGCCTACCACAAAAGACATAATCCGTACTAGTAACCCCTACCCCGCTACCCTTACAGTGCGGACAGATATAATACTCAATCTTCGGAGTCTTGGGTAAGGTATTTTTGGACAAACTCCTCTTTCGACATCGGCTTGGCACTAACCACGCTCCTAATCTCACCCGTTATCTCTAACGTCTGCTGCTCGCTCCAGCCTAGTTTAGTCTTAAGTAGGTGTAACAGGATAGGGGTATTTCCATTCATAGCCTCCTCTAACGCTACCGTAGCTAACCCCTTCTGCATTTGGCTCTGACCCTCCAAAAACGCCTCAGAATAGTACTTATCCAGCAGGTAAGGGGTAATCCTAGCTGCTAACGCTGCGCTTGATTTTGACAGTCCTAGACGCCCTAAATCGCGTATCTGTAAAGCTAACTGCTCATCCCTCTGATGCTCCCTAGTTTGCGGTATCTCCCGCATCACAGGAGGTAAAATTTCAGGAATTTTTAAAATCGGGGTCGCCTCTGTATCCGAGTCCTGTTTTAAATCGCTATCGCTCATACTTTTTATAGCCTATTAGTAGAACTTTGGTTGAATAAAGGTAATTTGGAAATTTTTGTGGAGGTTGAGGTATATATTTAACCGGTACCCTCTCCGTTTTCGAATTTTTTACGATTTTAACTTTTTATGCCTACGATTTTAGCCTATATACTTGAATTTACTACCTAAAATACTTAACTAGAATTAGAAAACTAATAAACTAACCACGCTAACATAGCTAGCTATGCGATATCATTGAGTAATTGCATGAACTCGTCAGGTGACAACCCGCCTAACTTAGCAAGTACTACTAATTCGAGCGGCCAGTACATGAGCTTGCTACGCTCGCGATACTGCCAAGCTTCACGCGTGATACCTATAAGCTTACCTGCATGAGTCTGAGACAATCCTAATCTACGCCGAATAGCATAATACATATTACCTCGCGGGCGCTTAATAGTATGTCGATACCTTGCCCTATGATTGGCCGCGTAGAGTTCTTTGAGTCTGTGCAAATCGCTATCTGTGAATTGTGTCTCTTCGTCAATCATCTACTCTCAAAGTAAATGCTCATTACCCCCTCGCGCAAGCCCCTATTTATAACTACCTGATATCATTAGGCGCAGAAAATAATTGAAAATAATCGCATAAAATACTTGACTAAGTAGCATCTTAATACTTACACTTACTTAATAAAGTTAACTTTATATATTAACTTAAAACAATAAGAGGTAATAATATGAGAGACTTAGATTTAACTAACGCAATCCCTGGGCAACGTGTCAGCGAATATATACGTTTAGGCAATCATTACTTTGCGTATGCAGTGTATACACGGGACAATAAAGTGCAATGGTTCGTTGAAGACTTACTAACGCCAGATTATCACGAACCAACGTTACCGCTGGTAGTAAAACAAGCTGATAGCTACGAAGAAGCTATAGCTGACTTTATTACTCCCCAAGTAAGAGCTTTAAGACAATCAAGGCAATTAGACTAGTGATCACCAGAGTAGCTCTATACGAGCTACTCGATTGATCACTAGCAAGTGCTAGTGTGTTAAATGGAGAGATATATGAGGATAGGCAAAAATACTTACAAAGGCATAAAAATAATCTCTGATTATGGCAACTCTATAACATTCACAACTCAATCAAGTGGTAGAATATTCGAGGCTAAGTGGGGGCGGGATGGAAGCGGGAATAATATTTGGGTTGTGTCACTATCTAAGCTTGATCCCTTGCGCAACGATCGCAACGATCGCATGCGACACTGGACGGAGTATTTCCCGCGACAAAACAACAATAACGAGATATGGGCTTTTTTTGCTAGTAGTATTAGCTAACTGATAATTATCAGCAATTAAGCCGATATAAACTAGGGTAAATAATATGACTATAGAGCACCAACACAATGGAAGCATACTCATAACTGACATCGTAAACGGCGAATATATAAAGCAGATTTATTACTTTTATGAGTTAGATGAGGCGATAGCGGCTTTTGAGGCTTATATCGCTGAATTATTTGAATAATTTAACTTGTAAATAATACTTACAAGTTCGTGCTAACTTTAACTTAAAACAAAGGAAATATATGAGATTGCTCGGGATAGTTGATTATATAAATACATGCGAGTGCTGCGGTCGCACCGATCTTAAATGCACAGTAGCCCTTGATACTAATGACGGCATAGTTTACTACGGTCGCACGTGCGCTACTATTGCGTACAAAAAAACCGCTAAACAGATAAAAACTGAGCTTAACCAAATAAAGGAACAGGCTTATCAGGAAGCTAACGCGTTATGGCAGCCCGATATCGCTAGGATTGAATACAGGGATTTACTTGCTAGGTTAAATGACGGTCCTAGAATGTCATTTACTGAACGCATGGAATTAGTCAGGCCGGTAAGCGATCGTGCTGATCAACGCAAGAAAGATATTATCGAGACTGTAACAAAAAAGTACTTTTTACCCTTAAATGCGATCTATTTGTATTAAGTATAACTAACTTTAACTTAAAAAATAGGAAAATATATGAGCGATTACACTTTTATACTTGCAATAACTAACCACTTAACCGGCTCCACGGCAGTAGCAGATCTACTCGCTAGCTATCGGGAAGAATACCCGGGCAGCTATTTTGAGGAACTAAAAACAGGCTACGATTTCAATAACGGTAGGTATAGGCTAATCAGGTTTGAGTCAGAGACTGAAGAGTTTGCCGAGACTGTTATCCGCGCTTTAGCTGAGCGCGCTGAGATTGAGGCGGTCGGCTGGTTTGACGAACGTAACTTACTTACTTGGGAAGGTAACGGGTTTAAAGCGCACTATAGCTGGTACCAGCCGACTCCTAGCTACTCAAAATTTTACGAAGAAGGGGCTGAGCCGGTTGAGATAGATCAAACCATGATTATTGACGAATTCTTCCCTAACCTCTAATTAGCCGCAAGAATACCCCTAGGTTGCGATATCTAATCCAGCCTAGGGGTACCCCTACCTTCCCCTTAGATCGTTCAATCCTGACCATCCTCAGCCGTTTTATCGGCATCTTCGCCTAACCATCGCTTTTCTTTCCTCATTCCATTCCATAGTATACTGATCTAACTGGTTACTAGACTGATCTAGTTTATCTAGTTTTAGACCTAGATTTAGTTTAGATAGATCTAGATCTAGGTAATTAGATCTAGGTTTATTAGATCTAGGTAGTTGCTCATTTTGAGCACCTTCAAGCTGCTCATTTTGAGCACCAATCGAGTTTTGATA